TGGTTTATCTTGTTTTTTATTTCATTATCATCTATTTTGATTTGTATCATTCAAAACCCATTTTTTTATATTCTTCTTCAAGTCTTTTTTCAAGAATTTCTTGTACTTTTTTAGCGTCAGTTTCATCGGGATAAGGGAAAGGTTCTCCAAACCTTCTTTCATATAATTTTTTCCAATACTCAGGATTATCCCAATTTCTATGCATTTCTTCCCTTATTTTTGCCTCTTCTCTAATGCATCTTAATTCTGCTTCAAGGTCATTACCATAAAGGTGAAGTCTTACGACCTTTGGCTTTTTTTCTCTTTTTGCCACATTGAAATTTTAAGGCATAAATTAAACTTCTTCAACTTTTAAATAAATTATTTGACGAGAGCCTATTCTTTTAATTTCTTTTCCTACTATTTTTAATTTATTCCAAAATGAGTAAGGCAATAAAACTTCATCTTCATTTGGAAACCTTGAATATCTTGCTATTTCTATTCCAGGTGTTTTTCTTTTGACAATTTCAAAAACCACATTATAATCTCCCCACGCAAAACCTTCGGCAGTTTCTTTTCTGTAGCTCGTAGAAGCAAAAGTCCAATCAAAGCCTTCTAATATCGTTCCAATTTCTATTCTTTTCAATCTTTGAAATACTTGTTCTGGAATATCCCTTACACCTCTATAAAGTGGTCTATTTAAATCTCCATTTTGCTTATATTTTAAAAATAATCCTTGTAAAAGCTCTATATTTTTCCTTTGTGCTTCTATGTTAGTTTTTAATGCTTCTCTAATGTGTAAATAACCACTGCCTGTATATTCTTTAATAGCTTTCTTTTCCTCTTCATTTGGTCTAAATGCTTTTCTATCTTTAAACTCATATTTTTCTCTAATAGCAATATCTTTAAGTTCATAAGGCATTTTGTCTATGATTTTATTTTCAATTTCAACGATATTAAGTCTTTTATCTTTTTTGGCAAGCTTTCTAAATAATTCTTCTGCTTTTTCTCTGTCAGGGAAAAATTGAAATTCCCAATCAAATAATCTTGTTTGTGTGAATTTCTTTGTGATTTCTAATAAATTTTTATCTTTTACATCTGAAAACTTCTTTTTAAAGAATTCTTCATAATCGTTTATATCTAAAAATTGCTCTTTAATTTCTTTATCTTCATAAACAGGCAAAATTGTGCATCTACAATTATAATGTAGTGGTGGCTTAAAATGTCTCCAAAATAAATCATCTGCTCTTCTTATTGTGTTGTGAAGTTTTTTACATACAGGGCAAGTTCTTTCATCAATTGCTGTATGAAATTCTAAAAGCTCAAATTCTTCTTTGTATTTTCTTAATTTTGCTGTCGTAAAAGCAGAAATTATGTTCGTTCTATAAACTGTTTCAAGCCAATATGGTCTTCTTGTTTGAAATCTTTTATTAACTTCATCGTAAAAATCTTTATATGTTTTCCCTTCTTCAATAGTTTTTACAAGTAGATTTTTAATCTTTTCAATATGGTCTATTGCTGTAATGTATGAAAGCCAAAAATATCTTTCTCTAAAAAAATCTGAAAGTCTTTCAAGTTGCTCTTTTGTTATTGATATTTTACTTCTTAAAATTTCAATCTCTTCACTAAATTTTAGCTTTTTTCTAATTCTTTGATGTAAAGCATCCCTTTGTGCTATTTCAAAACCTTTTAAATATGAATAAAGCACTAAATCGCTAAGTTCTTTTGAAAATGCTTTTACATCTTCAAGTTTTACAGCATCTATAACATCCATATCTTTTAATTTTGATTTGTTTCTGTTTATAACTTTGAAAATCATTTCTTTGAATTTTTCATCACATCTTTTAATAATTGTTTGAATTTCCCTTTCAAGCTCATTTTTTACTTTTTGATATTTAATACTTTTCCTTAAATCATCTTCACTGAAAAAATAATATGTTTTGTTTTTTGTTTTAAATGCGAAAATTCTCATTTTCAGAAAATTGAATGATTTCTAAAATATCATCTTCACTGCTTGGCTCTGGTATTCCAAGTTGTTGATAAAGCCAAGATTTTTTAAGTGGCACTTGGGCATTGATTAGTTTAACGAGTTCTTCAACACCATAAACTTTTGAAAAGTCAAACTCTAACTCTGGATATTCATCAATTTCATTCTCGTCAAAATTGAAATCTATTATTTTTGAAATTAACTGCGTATTTAATGTTTCTGCTAAATTTTTAGCATCAAAATAAGCAATTTCTTCTCTAACTTCATAATGAACTTTTGAAGCACTATAACTTCCAACATCTGAAAGTTGTGCTGTTAATGTTCCTCCGAGAAATACTTTTGATATTGCATTTTCACACCAAGTTATTACATTTAAAAAATCTTCTGTTTTTGATGTCTTTGTTTCAAGTGTGTCAATTTCTACATTCTTTGTAAATATACCTGCTCTAATGTCTTGTAAATTTACAAGCATATCAAGAATTTTTTGTTGCTCTTCAATACTTAAATTTCCTTCATAGCGAGCAAATACCGTTGGCATTACAAAACTTTCAATATAGAGTAAAACTTGTCTTGGAATGTTCTTTTTAATAAAGTATGGAAACCAAGCTTTTATTAAAAGTGGAACTCCATTTGGAAAATAAGCATCTTGAAAATTCTTATGAATTATTACTTTTCCATCTATTACTTCAATTTCCTTTCCATAATCATCTATAAAAAAAACTTTATTGTTTTCTATTTTATACCAATAAAATGGATTTGGCTCAAATCTAACTGGAATTATAACTTTCCTATTGTTGAATTCCACTTCATCCCAATATAGTTGAACTACTGAATAGCCTGTTGCCACTGCATCCAGAAGTGAGCTTAAAGCACTAAAAAATCCATCTGAATAGTTTATTACAAATTTTACCAAATCTTCCAATTCTTTGTTTTGTCCGTTATATTTTATATTCAGATTTCTTTTAAGAACTGCTGATTTTCTTTGTTGTAAAACAGCATAAATGTGATAATCATTAAGCATTTCAGAGAATATAAATTCAATTTTCTTTTTTTCAATTAACTCTATTTGTTTTACTGAAATTCTTTTAAATGCTAAATCATATATTCTGCTTAATGTTTGAATTCTTAAATCATTCATAAATGAAGTTCTTTGATTGTGAAAACTTTGTGCCTGCTACTTTAATTTTCTTTTTATCTAATTTTCCATTTCTAATATCTTCAAGCAGTTTTATAGCATTTTCGTAATTTTTATAAATAGCAAGTTTTTCTCCTTCTTGTAATTCTAATTCAGAATATCTCTTTTTATAAAGAAAATAAACGCATATATCAAGTGTAATTTCTTTTATGAAATCTTCATTAGAATTTTCATAATCAGTTCCTTTTAAATATGCTTTTACTAATGAAATTGATTTGTCTATCGCATCTTCAATTTTAGCAATATCAGGAGCATTAGCGTTTAAATCATCTTGTGTAAGCTCAATAAGTCTTTTTTGTGAAATTCTATTCTCAACATCTGAAATTGTTATCATTACTCATTTTATGGTAGAACTTGGGCAGAAACTATTGCTTTTGCTTCAGTTATAATGGGTAAAAATCTTGCTGTAATTCCAAGTTCAAGTCCTTGTGGGTCAAGCTCTTTATAACTTGTATAAGCATAAGCCTCAGTAGGTCCTGCTAAATCAAATGTTTCAGGTGGTCCATAAACTTTATAAAGAGCAGTTCTGCTTACTAAATAAACCTTTTTAGGGTCTATTATGCTCTTTACAACATTATCAGCATCCGTATAAGTTCCTCTGATTATCGCTACTTCTACATCTGCTATTCTTGTAATTCTTCCATTTTCAAAAACTTTATCTCCAATTGTATAAGCAAGATAATTTTTGGTTTGCTCGTTATTTATAAGAGCATTCATTACTGATTGGCTTACTACGAGAACAAAGTCTGAATGGTTTGTAGTGGAAGCAAGAATTTCAAGCATATTGTTTATGTCATCAAGTGGTTTTCCTGATGGTGTGTCCCAAGTGTTAGCGGGTGTGTAGTTTTGAATAGTGCCAAAGTTAATCTCAACATCACCACTTCCCATTAATCTGTGAATTATCGTTCCTGTTATTGCTTTGGCACAAAGAACTTCATATGTTTCTAAAAGCTGTTTCTTTAATAGGAATAAGTAATTTGATATTGTAGCGGTTATATCTTCACCTTGTAGTTTTGAAAGGTTTCTCAATTCAGAAGGTGGCAAGAACTTTTTAACTTTTATAATTGGAATTTCATAAGTCTTTACATTATAAAATTCATTATTGTATTCATTAGCAGGTGTAAATGGAGTGTTGAAAGGTAGTGCTTTTCTTACAGCTTCCAAATCTGAAATTCTTATGAAATGGTCAGAGGAATTATAAGTGTTTTTGAAAACACCATTATATAGTGTAAGTTCAGGTGTTTTTAGCTCATTTACAACATCATTTATTACATCTTGTGAGATTAAAGATAAGATGTTGTTATTCATTTCTTATCCTCCTTTTTCTTTTCTTCCTTTTCTTCTTTCTTCTCCTCTTTTGCTTCTTTTAGTCCAAGCCTTTTTGCTATATTGTCTTCAATTTCAAATTCATTATCAGAAATTTGCTTTATAACTCCATCTCCAAACCATATTTGTTTTCCATCAATCTCTAAAAGCATCGCAGTTGTTGTTTTTGATATAAGTTTTGCTTTCACTTTCATTTTAGTCCTCCATTTTTATAACATTAGGGAAAAGTTTTTGTGGATGCTCTTGATAGCTTCCAAAGGTTGTGCTATACCAATATAACTTGCCTTTTATTAATCCTCTTATAAGAATTATTGCTTTGCCGTCTTTATAATCTAAAATTACTCCTATTGGAACATTTATATCAGGTGGTATATGGGTTCCATTCACTACAACAAAATTGCCTGAATAATGAACTACAATCGTTCCAGCAGGAACAGGTTCAAGAGGTGGGGTTATATCAACATTTTCCAAAATTATCGTTGTGCTATCAAATATCACATTTGGATATTTTGCTTTTATTTGCTCATTTACATATGGCATATTTCCCATATTCTTAACCTCCTTTGTTTATTTTTTGTAAGCCTCTTCTCCAAATCTCTTTTATGTTATCTTCATTATCACTTCTTTTATAAACTTCTGACATCAAAACTAATTTGCTTTTGCTTTGAACTTTTAATTTTTCAATTAGTTTGTTTCTATCATTTTCATCTAATTTTATTAGAATTTCCAAGTAATCTTTTTTGTCCTTTTCAGATAAATTCAATTTTGAAAGCTCATTTTCAATTTTCATTCTTTCAATTTCTTGTTTTAATCTCTGATTTTCTTCTCTTAATTTCTTAACCTCACTCATTTCTTCACTTTCAACTTCACTTATTCTATCTTCAAGCCACTTTAAAACTCTATTCACTAATTCCTTTTCCTTTTCACTTGGTTTATTTCCCATAGCACCATTTATAAATGCTTTTATGCTTGCTACTGCTTTTTTGTTTATTACGATTTTGTCTCCTTTAACTTGTGCAAATGGATATTTGTAATTTTGTAAGTTTTCAGGTAATTCTCCATCTTCCGTTATAACATAACAAACACATTTTGAAAGTGTTTCCCAACCATATTTATCCCTAATTTCTTTCTTTGCTTCATCTCCATCCCATTCTTCATTTACTACATCCAATTCTGAAATGAATTTTTTAGTTGTAAATGTTTTTAATTGCTCTTTGAAGCTTATTATTTTTTGTTCTTTAAAATACAGGGGTAGCCCCTTTACGGCAGGCAGTTCTGTTCCTAAAAATGCTAATCCTATTAAATACCAACCTTTGCCTTCTTCATTTCTTATTTCAGCACTAACTGAAAGGACTTTTTTGTCATTCAGTAATTCTATTAAGTCAGAGCTTGGATTTATTTTGGCATATAAAACATCATTTATTAAAAATAAATCTTCTACATATCCAAGTGCTGTTTGATTATTGTCTTGATGACCAAGTTTGACTGGTGCTTTTAGATAATTAACATCATAATTTTTAACAATCTCTTCAAGAATTTCCCTTGTGATTTCTACTCCGTTAAACTCTCCAACTTTCAAAATAGGTATAATCATAACAATAAAATTTTTTAGCTAATGATTTTTTCAATTTGTCCATTTTTGTCTATTTTTGTCTATTATTTGAAAATGATTTTTAATGTAATTGCTCGTGGTGTTCCGAATTCAAAACTAATAGCTGTTTTTATGTTCTCAAAATAATAGCCAAGTAAGATATTGATTGATGGTTTTTGAATAAATGTTTTTTGAGAGACACATTTATTTTCACACCATTCTATTCCTTTTCCTTCACCCCAATAATATCCTCCTGATATTCCAAGCATTTTGTTTTTAAAATAGTGAATGTATCCTAAATTTATGCCTTGAAGTGTTGTAATATGACCAAAACAAATTTTGTATTCCTCAAAAAGTAATGTATCACATTTAATGCTTTTGTCTCCATAATATATCTCCATATTATCAATCTTCCTGTAATATTCAATTGATACTCTTTCTTTCATAATTAGCAATCCTGCTCCAAGCATTTGTGATATTGCTATTCTTTCATATTGAGTGTTTAATTGGTTTTGTATCAAAAGCCCATAATCTACACTTATTCCTAAGCTTGTTAAAACCAAAAGCATAACAAAATTTTAAAGCTAAAACTTTAAATAAAGTGCCTCAACTTTACCTATAATTACTTTTTTTACACTTAAATCATAAGTGCTAAAATTGAAATCTTTATAAACTTTATTTTCAGCTTTTAAAATAACCATTTGCCTTTCAAGGTAAAATCTTCTTAAAGTCCATTCACCATTATTGTGAATAAGAACTATATCTCCATCTTTTATTTCCGCTATGGAATTTATCTTTTTTACCATAATAATTGCTCTCTTTGGAATAATTGGTTCCATATCATCTATATCTACTATCATAGCAAAATCACTTTGTAAATCTTCCGAGATTATAATCCAATCTATTACATTTTGCTTCTCAGGGATACCACCGCTTAAATAACCTAAAACAGGCAATAATTTACCTTTTACATCTTGCTTTTCAATCTTTATTATTTTTTCTTTCTCATCATTTAAAAACATCTCTCCTTCTCCTGTCAAAATCCAATTGGGATTAACTTTTAGCTCATATTTTAGCAATTTCAAGAATTTCTGGCTTGGAATTAAATCTCCATTTTCATACTTTGTAAGTATAGCTCTTCCTATACCTATTATATTACATAGCTCTTTCTGTGTTAGGTTAAGAACTTCTCTTACTTTTTTTATACGCTTTCCTATCTCTTTTAAATTTTCCATCTTTGACCTCCTTTTTGACTAAAAAAAGTCTCTTTTAATTTGTCAATTTGATGATGTATATTTTTATGCTTTAAAATTTTCAGCGTGCCTATGATTAGGCAGGCAAAAAAAGGAAGGGGCAAAAATATGGCGGGTAAGAGCATACTAAATTTTAAAGTAATCCGTGTAAATTATGTAAAGTATCTTTGTTCTCTAAAAGGTATAAATGATATACAAGAATTAGCAAAAATGTTAAAAGTCTCTTATGACCATTTATATAAAGTAATAAGAAATGATAGACAAAGCAAAAAGTTAATAAGGGAAATATCACAAATTTTAGGTGTAGATTTAGAAAAGGAATTTCAAAAACTTGAAAGGAGGTTGAAGCCATGACAAATGCAATAACAAACAAAAAAGAGATGTTGGACATGGTGAGGATAATATATCCTCACTTGAAAGATGTTTCCGATGTAGAGCTAATGAAAGCTATTGCTCTTGTCAATAAGCTTGGACTTGACCCTCTGAAAAGAGAAGTTCATTTTGTTCCATTCAAAAACTCAGTTCAAGTAGTAGTTAGCTATTTAGAATATGTAAAGCGTGCTGAAAAAACAGGACTGCTAAATGGATGGGAAGTAGAAGCAGGAAAAGACGAACTTGGAGAATATGCCATAGTAAGAATATATCGTAAAGATTGGCAATATCCATTTACTTGGAAAACATATTTAAATGAAGTTAAGAAAGATACTCCTACCTGGAAACAAATGCCTATTTTTATGTTAAAAAAAGTAGCGATAACACAAGCTTTTCGTATTTGTTTTCCAAATGAAACAAGTCATCTTCCTTCTGAAGAAGTGGAAGCGGAAATGGAAGAACAAGAGCAAATAGAAACTAAAACTATATCTGAAAAGCAAAGAAAATTCTTATGGGCAATAGCAAAAGAAGAAAATTTAACAGAAGAGGAAGTAAGAGAAATTATAAAGAGCTTTGGATATGAAAGCACAAAAGATATTAGTATTGAAGTTTTTGATAACATAGTTAATGCTATTAGAGAAGCAGGAGAAAGAAAAAAATTAAACAAGGAGACAGAAAATGAAAGAAATGATTCTTAATTGGAACACGAAAACTTTTCACAATAAGAAGTTTTTAAGAGGAGATTGTAATATAGAAAATCAAAAATCAAATATCAATTTTGAAGTCTCTTATGAGCTATATAAAGTTATAAGAAATATCACATCAGACTATAAAGTATGCTCTAAATGTAATGATTTAATGAGCAGGGAAGACTTTGACGAGTTAGAAGTTGAAGATTTACCTATGGACTTAATAAATCTTGATGATTTAATTTATAAGCAAATTTACCCAAGGTTTGAAGTTAATAGTGAAGTAATAGAAGATTATTTTGAAGCAATTGTAAATAACAATCAGCTCCCGCCTGTTCTGGCGGGGGTTTATGAAACTGATGAAGAAACTAAACTTATTCTATTAGACGGATTTCATAGGTTTAAAGCTTATGAAAGGTTCTTTAAAGCATATCATGAGGGTGAAATTGTTCTAAAAACCATAAAAGCAAGAGTTATAAAAATAAATGATGAAAAAGACTTATTAAAATGGAGTGCTTATTATAATTCAAGACACGGATTAAGACTTAAAAAGGAAGAGAAAATAAACTATATAAGGAAAATGTATCAAAAAGGCTTTGAAGTTGAAGAAATAGCAGAGATAATGAATGTAGGTAGAAGCACGATTTATAATTATATTTCGGATTTAATAAGAGAAAAGAAGGAAAAGGAATTAGAAAAAAAGAAAGAAAAAATTGAAAAAATCATAGAACTAAAACAGCAGGGAAAAACTATAAAGGAAATCTCAGAAGAGACAGGAATTCCTATAAGCACTATTAAGGATTATTTAAAGAAAGGGGAGGGGGGTTGGCCGAGCAGTCCAAATTTGGACTCTCCGTCCACTAATTCGCCAAATTATGAAAATTGGACTTGGAATGTTGAATTTCCCGAAGAGCAAATAAAGAAATTTTCAATTCAAGACATAGCTTGGAATGAGGAAAAGGAGCAGAGGATAAAAGCATATCTTTTAAAAATTTTTGAGCTTATAAAAGAAGCAGGATTATTATTTGATGAAATAAAGGAAAGCAATAACAGACTTTTCACATTTAGCGAGCTATTAAGTTATTTCTTTAAAGTAAAACAAGATGAAGAAGTAATAACTGCATTATATAGAACAATAGCACTGCTTGATTATTTAAGAACAAGTGAGCCATTTAATAGAAGATTAAGAATTAAATTCATAAATGCCAAGAGTATTTTAGAGGCTGATAAGATAGACCTAAAAGGCATAATAAATAACGGACTTTAATGAGATTAGGTTTTAACAAAAAAGATATGATAATATATCAAGCATACAAACAAACCCAAAACGCCCATTTAGTAGCAAAAAAATTCAATTTGAGCTATAAAAAAACAATTGAAATAATAAATTACTTTTCAAATTTAGAAAGAATGAAAAGATTTAGGAATGAAGGAATGTTTCAATTTGATTTAAGCAGGTCTGAAAGTTTAATAATAGATGGAGATAAAATAAAAGCAAATAACAATAAAAAAGGATATTATAGAGACAAAGAAGGCAATTTAATAAGACTTTGGATTGGAGCAATAGTAGATGATTTAACATCAAATTTATATTTTCAATACTTTATTTTAAAAGGTGGAGAAAACTTTCTTAATCTTGTAAATGTCTTATTTACACTTTTGAAAAAAGAAGAAAACATATTAAAACCATTCGGAATACCAAAAATGCTTTTAATAGATAATGCCAGTGGTTTTAAAAAGGAAAATAAGTTCAAAGAAATAATGGAAAAGAAATTAGGAGTAAAAGTCATTTATCAAAATCCTAATCATCCACAAACGAAAGGAAAAGTTGAAAGAGCAATAAGAACGATAAAACAAACATTTGAAAAAGACTTATTACTTTCAAATTTTGAAGGAACACTTGAAGAATTAAATGAGCTTGCTAAAAAGTTTTGCCATAACTTAAACATTCAAAAAGAAATGAGATTTCTGCCTTCTTATGTTTTGGATTTTGATTTTGAAGAAGTTATTAGCTTATTCTTTGACATTTCACAAAGAAAAGTCAATAAAGGAATGGTAAATATAAATAATCGCATATATTATCTTCAAAATGGTATTAGTACCAATTATTTAAAATGCTTTGAATATAATGGAAAAGTGTATGCTATTTTAAATAATTCAATAGTAGAGCTTAATGAAGGCTTTGAAACAATAAAACCACTAACATTTGAATTTAATAATGTAGAATTTGATAAAAAAACAATCACAGAAAAGGAATTTGAAATAACATCAAGAGTGATATTTTTAAATAACGCTAAAAAACTAAAACTTAAAAAGAAAGAAGAAGATGATTTTAAGTTTTGTTTTGAATAAAAAGGAGGTAAAAACATGCTAAAAGATAGACAAAACATAGAGAAGCTTGTGGAAACAGCAAAAGAGCTTGATATGAATGTGGTAATTGTAGGTGAAAGCGGATATGGAAAAACTACACAAGCAAAACTTCTCAAATACAAAACACTAAATGAAATTCTACTTTCAAATCACTCCAAAACCAACATCATATATAAAATAAAAAAAGCACTTGGAATTCCTTATGCCAGAAATTCATTAAAAGGAATGTTTATTATTATTGATGATGTAGAGCTTGCTTCAACAACTTGGAATGCTCTAAAAATGCTTTCAGACTATACAGGATTAAGATATATTGTCTTTACAAGTGATAAAAAGAAAGTTCCAAAATGGATTTTAGAAGAAGCAATTGAATACAATCTAAAAGGTATAACTTCACAGGAGGAACTTGATTTTTTCGTAAAAGAAGTGATGCAGTATGAAATAAATCTAAAATATGAAGAGCAAATGAACTCTTTAAGGTATTACAAACAAAAGCTTGTAAAGATATTGTTTAGTCAAATGATAAAAGAGGAAAGGAGGGTAAAACATGCTTAAAGAAGAATATGGCAGGAAATATATCTTTACAGGAAGATATGGAAGCAGAGAAAGAAAAGCCTTTAAAGAATTTTTAATGAAATATCTAAAAGATAAGCTTCCTGTAATAAATGAAAAAATTGCTGAAATGACTTTTGAAGATAAAAATAATTTAAGAACTTCAAAAATTTTACAAAAAATTTTTATTGAAGTTTATGAATTTTACATAAAGGGGGATGAGGAGCTTGAAAAGGAACTTTTTAAGGCACTGAAAATAACAAGATACAAAAGGAAAATCTCTGAGACGCTTTCAGATATTGTTTTTAATTTAAAAGAAGCTTTAAAAGGAGAAGATAAAATATGGAAATAGTATATGAATATGAAAAGAACTTTAAAGGGATAAAGTATGAAATTGGGGTTTTATATGATGGGAAATTAAAGAATTATGTCATAGGCATCAGAAATAACGAACAATTACTATCTATATTTTTCTTTAATGAAGATGAATTTAAAGATTTTCTAAGTTCTTTACAAGATTTTTATTTAAAAAGGAGAGCCTAAAATGAGATTTTTATCTAAGCTTTTTGGGATTGAAAAAAGCAATAATGTTATTGTGAAAATTGTAAATATGAAAGGTGAAAGTGAAATAAGGGAATTCATAAATATAAATATAAAACAGGATGGAGTTTATGAAGGGAGCAGAAAAATTTTGGATTTTAGTTGTATATTGCTTATAAAATACGATGGAATTTTAACCATATATAAAAAGGAGTAAAAAATATGAGCATTAGAAAGCAAATAAGAGCAGTTTTTGATAAATATCCATTACCTGTTGCATTAGCAATAATTATTTCGTATGCTTACGATAACAAAACAGAAAGAAAAAGAAAACTAAAAGAATTTTTAAGCGATAGTCAAATAGCATCACTCCAAGCTTCAAAAATACTTGACGAGAACCTAAGACAAAATGAAATAAAAAAAGAAAATAAAAAACTTGATGTCAGAGCAGTTGAGGTTTATAATTTCTTTAAAGAAAAATATAAAGAAAAATTCCAAATACAATATATAACCTATAATGAAAAGAATGAGATTTCACTCTTACAATCACTAATATGGACGCTTGCTCCAAAGTATGAAAATCCTGTTGAAGTTTTAAAATCTGCCATCTTGAAATATCTGAATGAAAATGACAATTTTTTAAAGAAAAACGCTTTCAATTTCAAACTTTTTATTTTTAAAATCAACAAATACTTAATGAAAGGTGAAAATACTATTGAATATAAAGAAAAGCCGAAAGTAAATGTAAGGAGGATAGAAACATGAATAAGCTTGGTGATTTTTTAAATAACAACGATTGGGATAGCTACTATAATAGTGAAGAATATAAGAGAATAAAAGAAAAGCTTGAAGAAGAAAGAAAATTAAAAGTAAGAGAAATGATTTGTGATGCAGTTCATATTCCACCAATACACGCTCAAAAAATTATACATAGAAATTATGAAAAAACTCAAATAATAAAAGAAATACTAAAACATGATTTTAATAAAAAGAAGTGGCTTTTAATTCTTGGGGATGTAGGTGTTGGAAAATCATTCGCTTTATCACTTTTATTATTTACTCTTACTCCTAAAATTGGTTTATATGTAAGATATGCTCATGCTTCGGAACTTGAAGATATAGACTATAAGTATTACAAAGTTCTTGGAATAGATGATATTGGACTTGAAAGCGATAAAAATTTACTAAGTAGGATTATTCATCATTATTACGATAACTTTAAAATTTTAATTATGACAAGCAACTTAAATATGGAAAAAATAATAGAAAATTACGATGCAAGGATTGTAGATAGGATAATTGAGCTTTCGGAAATTATTGAAATAACAGGAAAAAGCAGGAGGAGTAGTGGTGCTTAAAGAAATAATGCTTGATGATAAAGAATTTTATACAATTGAAGAAATAGCAAAACTTTTAAGAGTTTCAAAGAAAACAATTTATAGATACATCAAAAACTTAAAACTTAAAGCAATTAAAACAGGAAAGTATTTAATTAAAAAATCGGATTTAGTGGAATTCATACAAGAGAGTTATTATGTTGAAATGAAGAAATATGGAAGTTTCAAAAACAAAAATTATTTGATTTATGACGATTAGACAAAAATAGACAAAAAAGGACAATAAAAAACAAATTCTCAAAAATAAAATTTTAGTATGCTTGAAAGATTATTAGATAAGTTAGGGAGCAGAAAATTTTGGGTTCTTGTATTTGC